TTTGTTCTGGAAAAGAATGATTTCGATACTGTGAGAGGTGATGTAGCCGAGGACTTTTTTGTTGAGGGTTACGGCGGTGCGATGATCGACGTACGCCAGGACAAGAAAGGCGAGATATGGGTCAAGATTGAGCAGATACCCTGGGACAGGATTTACTTCGATTCACACTCAAGGAATAAGCTATTTAGTGACGCAAGGTGGAAAGGCGTTATGATCTGGATGTATGTCGACGAGGCTAAGGAAAAGTTCCCCGGTAAGGATGACCTGATTGATGACCTGTTCCACCACGAGGGGTCGATGAAGGATCAGACTTTTGAGGACAGGCCGACCTGGATAGACAAGCAGGCTAGACGCATCAGGCTGGTATTGCATTACGAGATCCACAAAGAAGTTTGGCATATGTCTATATCTGTCGGTGATACGTTTATCATCGAGCCGCAGGTATCGCCGTTCCTCGACGACGAGGGCGAGCCGCAATGTCCTATCGAGCTAGTAAGTGCTTATGTTGACCGGGATAATAATCGGTACGGTGAGACTAAGCACATGCTTGACCAGCAGGATGAGATTAATCATCGCCGGTCCAAGTTCCCGGTCCAAGTTCCTGCACTTCCTAAACTCGCGGCAGACATACGGACGCAAGGGTGACGCTGGTGACGTTAAGGCTATTAAACGTGAGCTGAGAAAGCCTGATGGACATGTAGAGTTTGTGGGTGATGCCTGGGGCAAGGACTTCGGCACCATCCCTCAAGACGGTGCTCAACAGGGACAGTTTGAGTTATACATGGACTCCAAGCAGGAGATGGCCGCCACCGCGCACCAGGCTAATTTACAGGAAGCTAATCAACAGGGTGCATTGTCTGGTCGGGCTATTCAACGCCTTCAACAATCAGATACTATCGAGATTAACCGGCAGTATAATCGTTTAAGAAACTTTGAATTAAATGTCATCCGCCAAGTCTGGGCGCGGATTAAGCAATTCTGGCCTAAAGAAAAATGGATTCGCATTGTTGACGATCAAGAGGCTTTGCGCTGGGTTGGATTCAATATCGAGATGACTGTGCAGGAAGTGTTGGAAGAAAAGATCAATGACGAGTCTGAAGAACTACATGTCAGGAAGATGGCGGCTCAACAGTTCACGCAGATGATACAGAACGAAGACCCTGCTTTACAGGAGATAGTCGAGGTTAGAAATCCTATCGCGGAGCTAGATGTTGACCTTATTCTTGATCAGTCTTTCGATGTCATTAATATGGAAGAAGAACAGTTTCAGATGCTGGCTCAATTTGCTCAATCTGGCGATGTTGACTTTCTGGACCTGGTTGAGGTTTCACAGTTACGGGGTAAGGAAGAACTGATCGAGAAAGTAGAGAAGCGCCGGGCAGCAGCAGCAGAGGCACAAGGCGGCGCCCAGCAACTAGCGGCACAACAGGCACAAGTCCAGAACGAGAATACCCAGGCAGACACAGCCCAGAAGTTCACTAAGGCTCAACAGACTCAAGTTGAGACTGAAATATTAATCGCTAACCCTGACCCACAACCACAGGCAATCATTTAGGAAATAACCATGGCAAACACACCACATCGTTATAGAAACAAGCTAGTCAGGACTATATCAGTCACTCCGGTTGTTACGGCAGCGGGTGCATATCAGGCGGGAGATGCTGTTGGCGGGCTAATGACATTTACCCAGGCAGCGCATAAAGACGTTGGAAGCGGGGCCATCAAAGCTGTCATATTGATTGATAACGATAAGGAAGATGACGCAATGGAGTTGCACATTTTCAACCAGACATTCACACCCACGGCAGACAATGCGGCCTTCGATCCGACTGACGCAGACCTAGCTAATTATGCTGGTGGGGTAATTATTACCGCGGCGGCTGCTAGTACGGGTACTCATTCAACGGGTTATTTAAACCTGACTGATAACTCAGTTTCGACCACGCAGGTTGATATACCGTTTAACCTGGTGACGGGTGGGACCAGTCTGTTTGCTCAGTTAGTAACCCGCGGAACGCCGACGTACACAGCGGTAACAGACATCACTGTTAAACTGGTCATTGTGCAAGATTGATAGCCATAGGCTCAGTGCGCCATACAGGTACGCGCTTTTGCAGGCAGTTGTTTGGTGTGCTGAATTATCACTTTGGTGAGAGAAACCTTGAACGGTTGGACGGGTTTACCGTAGTAACACCATTGCGCAGACTGGACAGGCTAATGGTATCCTGGGCCAGGCGTGATATGGACTTGTCCGACCTGCATAAGGCTCTGGGAATAATGGTCGACTTCCAGCCAGATTACTATTTACCGATCGATTCAGACAGACGAGATGATTACCTCGCTTTGTTTAATAAAGGGGTAGGTGAAGATTTCAAGACCGACTGGGGTGTTGTGAATGACAACAAGATATCAGCACCTCACTGGTCAGTAGACCCTATGTGGGAAGCAAGAATACAGGAAGATTTTGGTTTGTTTTTTGAACCGTTTTATCGGGCGTAAATAGCTGGTCGCCGCAGCAAGATTTTGTGGGAACAATCCCACTACCGTCGCCGGGTTTCGGGCGTTATATGGTCGCCGCATAAACGGGCGTTATAGGTGAGATATGGTCAAAGAAGCAGAGTCAGTCGAAGAGGCTGAAACCACCGAGGACGTTACGTCCTTATCTGATATGTTCGATGAATCCGAGGTTGAAGCGAAAGCTGATACTGAAGAGGAAAAGGGCGAAGTCGAGGAACCGGAAACCGAAGAAGTCACAGCGGAAGCTGAGACACCGGAAACCGAACCTGAGACACCAGCGGAGTCGCCATCCGCAGAGCAAGGCCAAATGGCGGCATTATTAGCCGAGAGACAACGAAGGCAAGAAGCTGAACGAAAACTTGCAGAGTTGGAAACACAGGAACCAGTCCCCGACCCGATTGAAGATCCCGAAGGTTATGCAAAACACCTACAGGACAACAATGCGAAGTCGGCACTTGATACACGTATCGAATTGAGTCGTGAGATCATGGTGGAAACAGACCCAGATTATGTAGAACTCGAACAAGAGTTTATGGGTATGGTAGTGGACAGCGAAGGGGTTGTGATTGACACATCCCTATTACAACAGTTCCAGCAGGACAAGTTTCCAGCGAGGTTTGCAAGGGATCACGCCAAAGCACAACGCGAATTGAAGAAGCTGACAGACCCCAAGTATTTGGAGAAGTTAAAGGCTGAATGGCGCGTTGAGGTATTGGCTGAAATCCAGGCTGAAAGCAAAAAAGGTGTCCCCGCGGTTGATGTGCCGAATCTAACCAACGCTGCTGCTGGTTCAAATTCCTCCGTTAAAGAAGTCCCACTGACTTTGGAGGGCATGTTCGAGGAGTAGCTCGTTTATAGAGGCAACTCAAAATGGCAGGTTCAACAATTAGTTCGGGTAATAAAACGACCCGATTTCAAAGCGCGGTGGCGCGGGAGTACGTCCGAGGCGGCAAGTTTGAGCAGTACATCGGAAACGACCAAAACTCCATCATCCAGGTTAATCGAAACCTTAAAAAAGTATCGATTCCTCTGATTGCAAAACTCAGCGGGTCCGGTGTTACCGGGTCTAATACCTTGACGGGTAACGAGGAAGCACTCAGCAACTTCGACTTCACCATGCAACCGACTTACAAACGGAATGGTGTTGTCATCGACAACGAAGAAAATGAACTGTCGGAATTCGACCTGTTCACTGAAGCACGTCCGGCTCTGATGAACTGGGCTATGGAGCTAAAACGTAATGAAATCATCCAGGCGATGGGTGCTGTAATTGCGGGTACTACATACGCGAATTACGGCGGTACTACAGGTGCTACTGGTGCGGGTGCGGCAACCGCGGGGAATATGGATACCTGGAACACCAACAACCAGGACCGTATTCTTTACGGTGAAGCAGCAGCGGTTAATGATTCAGGCAATCATACTACCTCGCTGGGAGGCATCACAACCGCTTCCGGCAAGATGGACGCTGATATCGTGCGATTGTTGAAGCGTATGGCTGAGAATGCCGACCCGCTGATACGTCCCCACATGATCAAAGGCGACGAACCGTGGTATGTGCTGTTTATCGGTACTTACGCTTTTCGTGATCTTCAGGCTGACCTGGCAACGCTTCATAGTAACGCTCAACCGCGTGACGACAGCAACCCGCTGTGGTCTGGTGGTGATCTGTTGCTCGACGGTGTTGTGGTCAAGAAAGTGCCGGAAATCGATAGCGTTTTTATCGATGGTACTGCCGGTGCTAATGCGTCTTTCGGTGGTATGTGGGGTGCTAATGCAACTGGAGACAATCTGGTGACTTCTGGAGATACTACCAGTCGCGTTAGTGTTGGTTTTCTGTGTGGCGCCCAGGCTGTCGGCTTTGGCAATGGTCGTGTCCCTTCTTTTGCTTCACGCAAAGAAGACGATTACGAACATCTGTCAGGCGTTGGTGTTTCTTGCAAGAGCGACATCAAAAAGACGTTCTACAACTCCAAGCAACATGGGATTGTTACATCGTTCCATAGCTCAACCGGAGACTAATCATGGCTAGTACATTTTATTCAGACCAGTACTATATTGCTGGCCCTGGCACTGGTTATGGCGGTGATTTGAAGGTGTTGGTAGGTTCTTATACCTTCGCCTCGATCACTATTGTCAACGATGTTGTCCATATGTTTGAAATCCCTGTCGGCTTCACGCCGTTATACGGATGGCTGTATGGCGACGACATTGATACTGGTACTGAGGCACTGGAAATCGATGTGGGTGTTGTAGGTGACGCGCAGAAGTATCTAGACTCGGGGGTTATCACTGGTGACACTGTTGCCGGCGGTAAAATCACGGTTGGTATCAGTATTCCCTTACAGGAAGACCTGATGACAGTTACCCCGACTGAGATTGCAACTGCTGTCGACTGCATTGCTACTATTACGGCAGCCGCGAATGCTACAGGCACAGGTACTATCACTGTGTACTTGTGCGGTGTTTTTCGTGATCCGCGTATCGTCAACTAGGAGATATTATTATGGCTAGTACATTTTATAGCGATCAATACTATCTGTCGAAGCAGGGAAGGGGTGCCGGTGGGAATGTTAAGGTGTTGGTGGGGTCTTATGAGTTTACCTCAATCACCGTCATCGCTGATATTGTCACCTTGTTTACCATGCCGAAGGGGTTTACCCCGTTGTATGGTTGGCTTGTAGGCGACCCTATCGATGCTGATGCTACTCCGTTGTTACAGATTGGTATCGGTGTTACAGGTACTCTTACAAAGTATCTGGCATCGGGAACAACCGTTGACGCCGCCCAACCTGGTGCGGTTGGTCGAGAACAAAAGATCACCAACGGTATCAATCTGCCATTACAAGGTACGTTAATGACCGAACCTCCTACGGAGTGGACGGTTAACACGGACCTGCTGTTAAGTATTACAGCGGCGGCAGAGACAACTGGTACAGGTACGCTTACCGTGATTATGTGCGGTGTTCAGAACGACCACAGGGTCGTAAACTAAAATGGTGGGGGTCTAGGTGGCCCCCATTTTTAAGGAAAATTTAGATAATGGCATCTAAAGCAGAAGCAAAACAATTGGCAGCGGAGCTTTTACGCATCGTGCCGATTAACCAGACGATGCAATCGCATCACTCTACGCGCATGGGCGAGGCTTATGATGAGGTATATGCACAGCTGCAGGTTAAGGGTTTGGCTATTTGGGCCTCGAGTGCTGAAATGCCCGACGAGATTACGCCGCACTTTGTGATGTTGATGGCGTATAACAAAAAGGATTTGGTCGGTACTTCAGAATCCCAGTATCAGCGGATTATGATTGAGGCCGGTGTTGATGGTGAAAAGTCTATCGGGAATATCCGTAACCTGATTAACCCGGCATTTGTGACTGAAGAGTTCGAGACTGATTACTAATGGACTTAGGCACTTTATACCAGCTGTCCACGGAATCGCGCAAGGATAAAAAGGATAAATTGGCGAGTGAGTTCACGCACCTAACCCAAAGAAATCCTTTTAAAGGGATATCGGAAAAGTGGGCCGATTCAACTTATCGCGCCCCTGGTGAGCATGCTCGTTTTTTTGAATTGCTCGCAGCCCAGGGTCTACCTGGCATGATCGCTAACACCTTTGCGCCGACCAACACAAAGCTGTCCGATATGCTCGATAGAAAGATAGACCCTGATTCACTTGGGTATAAGAAACCCGCCAACGGTGCATCTGATGCCGTGCTGGGTCTTACTAACTTTGTGAACCTGATGGCAACCGACCCACTGGCAGCTACAGGGGTAACTAGTCAAGTCGCCAAACCTATTGCCAAGGGTGGAGCGAAGGTTTTGAAAACTGTGGCCGATGATGTGTTTTCCTCGCCCATAAATAAAGAGTTGGGCGCTGTCGGTCCCAAGAAGCCGATGGCCGAGCGCGTTGGCAGAAGGGTAATAGCAGAACGCCGAGTCGATAAGATGATGGACGACGTAATCGAAAATGATAGACGTAAGGCACCGAGGCGCAAGGAAATGGCGGTCAGGACAGGCGAGCCTATAGCCCCAGCCCTTCCTATGGTTGTCGGTCCCAAAAAGCCAAATACATTTGATGCTCATGCTGCCGCCCAGCAAGCCGCAATTAACGGGGAGCGCAAGATTAAAGGTTCGAAGAATTACGTTGGCGCCCCACTGAACGTTCGAGGTGCGAAAACACTTCAGGATTCCGATGACCTTTATTACAATTACATTGCCGCGGGGCATCCCGCTAAAGACTTCTATTCGGACATGTCTGCGAATAATGCAGCTCTTACCGCAACTGCCCAACAGGCGGATAGCTTGTCGGGCGCGACAGCAATCACCTCTGCGAGTACCGGGTTGAACGCGAACTACGGACACGCCATCAAGGGGGTTAATCAATTTGCGGCTGGAGACCCGGTCAAGACTGGAATGTTCCCTAATCCCATGGGGGCGAAGATTGAACGAGTAATCAACCAGGAATTAGCAGTTTCTGATACCGGTTTAAAAACAGGCCCGTTTGGCGCCCATGGTTCCCCAATACAATCTGAATCCCGAGCAGTGCATGATATCCACGATGGTCGCGCCCGAGGCTTTAAAAATGAGGATGGATCAGATTGGAATAAAGGGTTTACGCCACAGCAACATGCCTTTATGGACCGGCAAGACGCCAGGGTGGTCGAAAGACTTAACCGCGACAAGGTCGGGAATCACGACCAATGGACTGTTGAACAAGCACAGGCATCAGCGTGGGCAGCAAAACGAGTCGAGGCTGGAGAGATCAAACCCGAAGATCTATACGTCAAGTACTCTCAGTTTAACCGGGGGCGTACTGCTTACGGGAATTACGAGTCGGCTCCTGGCGCCACGACTAGCCACTTGAAGGGATTTGATGATTTGCCGGATGATGTGAAGGTTGATTATCACTCACTGGTGAATCGCATTCTCACTGACGAAAGGGGGAGAGACAAAATATCTTCTGGTTTCGGATTACCCACCCAACCCACCGTGAACAACCTAGGATTTTTCGAGGGCAAATTTAACGTGGGATCTCAGGCAAGAACAGTCGTTGGTCAAGGTAAAGGCGTACAAACCGTCGATGATTCCAGTAGAGCATTACTGGATGCCACTGAAAGAACTCGAGGATTGCTACTCGGCCAGGACGCGGCGACCTGGGGCAAGATCGTACCGGAAAGTGCGATGAAACGATCAAATTCGGTAGCGTTTGACCTTGGCAGGCTTCCTACTAAATCCGAGGTCCAGAAAGTCGAAAAGTATATTGAATCGAAGTATGGGGATGCCTTCTTTGTTGTGCCTGATAATCAAGGGGTCAAGCTCTACCCAGATGAGTTCGGTTCCAGCTTCTGGGAGAGTAAAGGGGCTGAGAAGTGGGCGCAGGAACTCAAGAAAGATGGGGCTAAGACAGATGATATATTCGGCGGTTCGGAGTACAA